GTGCAGTACTTGGTGAGGTTAAAGTACTAACCGCAGTTCTAAGATAGGTAGAGCGGTCTTGCTGGTATGTGTAACCCGATAGATTGATAAGCACTTCATCAATCATCTGTGTCAATGTTGTTGTCATAGGTCTATGCTCCTTAGTGCAACAACTGCTGACAGTCCAGTAGTTCCCGCTAGTTCGTTACAGATAGCGTTTATCATCTTGTAATTATTAGGCTGACGGCCAGCACTGGCTTTAATATTTAGTGCTGCAATAATACCTAAGCCATTAGTGTCAGCATAGTTGTTTGCTGCACCTTGTTCGGACTGGTATGCATCTGGTGTTGGGTATGTTCCACCGTTTGCAAGACGATTTAATTCATCAGCAAATGTGCTACCTGCTTCTCCTGTTGCCATTACTTACCCTTTCGCTTTGCTGTTGCATTATCAACAAGGTTTGGATATGGTCGTCCAGCCTTCTTTGCCATTGCTTTAGCCTTTGCTTTCTGGGCTGGAGTTAATGGTGTTGATTTTTTCTTTGGATTCTTCTTATCCCAAAATGCTTTCTTCATTACCATTTCACCTTATCTGCCCAGTAAGCCGCAGACATTTTGCCCTTGGCAATGTTTTTAGCATGACGTGCTTTAAATGATGCTTGACGCTTTGTAGGCTGCCTGTCACCAGTCACACCCTGCTGACCAAAGCGAATAGTCTTAACCTTGTTACCTTCTTTAGCCACAACTACATGTGACTTTTTAGGGTGGCTTGGTGTGCGCTTGGGCTTGTTAAAGCCTGACACTCCTGCTCGCTTTAGTCTAGGGTCTGTCATTCTGTTCCTCTGCCACCTTGCCAACCAGGAATCTTTGTAATATCGCCTTTGGCTTTGATTAATGCTTTTTCAAATCCCGTAAGTTTGCGTGGCTTAATACGTGTTTGAATGTCTCTAACTTCTGCTGGCGTTTTCTTTTTAGGGGCCATTTACTTCTTCTTGCCCATCTTCTTCATAACCATCTTCTTTGCTGTCTTTTTGGCTGTCTTCTTCATTGGCATACCAGTCTTCTTAGCAGCCTTCTTTGCTGCCATCTTACCTGCTGCTGTGTATGGGAACTCTTGATTTCCGACCATTGGCATTATATTTGTCCTATCTCTTTCATTACCGCTACGGTTGATTTGTTTACTTTGTTTGCATCAGGCATTGTGTTCGAGTTGTATGGCTTGCCTAATACTTCGGAAGCCTTTTCGGCTTCACGAATCCTTTGCATTGATGTACCGCCAGGTTGTATACCCTGTGCTCTAGCCTCGTTGTAAGCATTTAGTTCTTGGTTAAACGCTTTCTGTGGTCTTTGACGACGAGAGTCAGCATCACCTATACCTAGTTCAAGGGTCATTACCTTGCACCCAAAGCATCCTTCTACATATTCAGGATGTGTCTGTATTTGATGTAGGCTCATACTTCCGTAAAGTTCGCTTCCGTTATTCCTACGTTGCCAGCAATAAGTGCTGCCTTAGTAACATCGTCTACTGTGTAGTTATATCCACCACGATAAACAACTGGATAGTCTGGTAAATCAGAATCAAGTGGATAACGAATTTGCTGGTACTGTCCATTGGTATCTAATACAATAGATATACCACGGTCCAACTTATAAAACTCAAACAGTCTGTGCATGCCAGCAGGGCCTTCTTCAACTGTTGGTGTTTTAAATAACCAGTTAGACATTCATCCTCCTTTAGTGGACTCACCATAAGGCTGGGTTGCCCCAGCCCTACAGTCAATTAACTACTAGAGAGCAGCGATTGATGAACCAGATGTGATTCGGTATAGAGCCTCATCGCGGTAAACTGCGAAGCCAAGTACGCCGTACCAACCCATTGGGCGGAAACGCATCAACTTATCAGTTACGTTACCAATAACTACGTGTGGTTCTTCCGCTACGGCTTCTGCCATTGCCTGTGAACCACATGCGATTGTGTTGAATACACGTGTTACTGGAGTTACAGTTACAGTTGTTGAAACTGTTACTGCTGCTGTGTTTGCTGTGTCTACAGTAAATGTAGTTGTTGAACCTGATGTAGTGATAGCAGTAATCTTTGCACCTGAAGCGATACCTGTTCCTGCAATCTTGTCACCAACTTCAGCACGTGTTGCAATAACTGCAGATGAAGCAACGCCGAATGTAAATCCTGCTGATGTTCCCGCTACTGTTACTGCTGTTGTTGCTAGTGTTGACTGGTCTGCACCTGTCTTAGCATTGTATAGACGTGATGACTCAACGAAGAACGCGCCTTCGTACTCACCAATTTCTCCAGCCCAAATCTTGCTTGCTTCTGAAGCAGACTGTGACTGTGGGTAGCGCCATCCTAGGTCGCCTGTCTCAGCACGAAGGTCGTGTGAAACTTCTGGGTGAATACCAACCCAGTATGCATTTCCGCGACGGCCCTTAGCCTTGTTAGCACGCAACTTAGCAACAGCCTTGCGGATGTCTGCTGAGTCTAGTGTATCTGCTGCATCAATTGTTGCAACTGATGTCGCATTACCTGCGTAGATGTTGTTTGAACCTGAGCGTAGAGTTGTCATTGCAACTGTGTCGATAGAATCTGCAAGGTTGTATGCAATGATGTTAGCAATTGCTGGGTCTACATCTGCAAGTGAGAAGAGTTCCAATGCGCGAGTTACTAGAACTGCGTTACCGTACTCATTAAGTGTTACTGTGATAGAGGTTGGTGTTGTCAGTGCTACTGCATCTGGGTCAACTGTCTCTGTCAGTGTTCCTGTTACTGTATCTAGGTCAACGTACTTCTGTAGAACTACTGTTGAACCTGGAATTGATTGACGTGCGGGGCGCTTATCTGCGACAGAACGAATTAGGGGTTCTGAACGGAGAGCGAACTCGAGAAGGCGGTCATACGCCTTTTGTACGAGACCAGCGCCGCCTACTGTACCGCCGAACGAACCGCTCGAGGTATCTGTATATGCGTTTGCCATGTTTTTTAGTCTCCTTGACTATGAACGGATATTATTGTTGCGATTGAAGAAAAGCAATAAAATCTTCAGCGCTCTCAAAATTGCCATTTAGTCGAGCGTTCATATCATTTGCTTTATCTGGCGAAATACCCTGCTGCGTAACAACATCTTGCTGACGTAATGCTGCAAGATTGATGTCGTCATTATTTGACTGAGGTTTATATCCAATTAAATCTCCATTGTCAGATAGCCAATTATTAATTGACTCTTCATTAACTTCGGAAATATCCTTTAGGATTAACCGTGCTGCTTTAGTATTTACGCCCTTCTTTTCAAGGACTTCCTTAACGGTTGACTCACGCTGCGCCTTGGAAAATACCTCAAGTTGCTCTGTGAGTTCTTTAATACGTTTTTCATCCGAACGCTTTGCTTTCCGTAACTTCTTTACCAAGTCACTTCCGTCAGAGTTATCGATGTCTGTATCAAAGTCATCGTCTTCTTCATCCCAGTTGTTGTTGCTCATAGCAACCCACCCTTCTATTCGTTGTTAGTTCGCAGGCCACAGGTCAGTTCGGGGAAACTGGCTGGCTCCTACTATCGGTCTATTACGCTGCATGGGGCCGATAGGTCCATGTCAGGATTTTAGATTTGTCCTACGCTTGATGTAGTAAGACTTGTTCTGTTGGTTCCACTTGAACCACCAAATGCTGCAACTTCTCGTTGAGTTAACTTCTGACGTCTACGCTGAGCAGAGGCAAGTTGATTAAATACTTCTTGCTCTGCCTGTCCAAGGTCATAACCTTCAAGGGTTGTACCATAGATATCAGATAGTCTCGTAGCGTCAGGAAGAATATCTGCAATAGTTGCATAACCCTTTTGTGCTTCTGCTTGAGAAACTCCTTGTGCAGCCAACTGTTCAGCAACCTGAACACCAGCAGTAATACCCTGACGGGCTGCTGCAACACCAATCTCAGCAGCCTGAACTTGACGTTCAATCTTCTGGAACTGCTGATTAGGGTCAAGAACATAAGCAACAAGGTCATTCTGACCAATGTTATAAAAGTCTCGTAATTGTTTTGTAATTGCTGGGTCAGCATTTTGCACACGCTGAACGGCAGTAACAATACGGTTAGACAACTCATTAGCAGAAATATCGTTAGCAATAAACTGAGATACATAATCATCAGTATCAAACTGCTTTAAGCCATATGCACGTAATGCTTGGCGGTATGAATCTTCCATACCAATATAAGTACCTGGGTCTAGTACCGCTAAATTCTTTTTTAACCGCTCTTGATTTGCTTTAAATCTTTGCTTATACTCAGGAGTTTCTGCTAGTTCTAGAGCAATAGTAGATTCGGTTGCACCATTAATAACCAATTCTTTAATCTTTGGAATTAAAGACTGCAAGTTATATTTAGTAAATGTAGAGGTTAAACTAGCAAGCGCATTTTCTTTACGTATCTTTTCATCAAGTGCTTTTTGTTCCGCTGCTGCTGTTGTTGTACCAGTAACTTGTTTGGTCAATGCTGCAATTTGGTCCTGTAAAGATTTAATTAAAGCAGTAGTTTGAGCATCTAATCCCGTAGTACTTGTAGCAGTAGTGCTTACAGTAGGATTTGTAGTAGTAGTTGTACTTACTGTTGGATTGGTAGTTGTGGTAGTACTTACTGTTGGATTAACAGTTGTAGTAGTTGTTGTGCCATCACTGTTCTTAATACTCCAACTAGTAATATTTCCATTAGCATCTTTAATAGGTTGTGGTTGGTTTATTAAAGCGTTTGCTCCAACTGCACTTTGTGGAGTTGCTTGAGTTTCGCCACCTATTGAACGAGAACCATACTTTGCTACATTTTCTGGAGTATTTGGTGCACGATAAAGTCTCCATTCACCAGAGTTTACTCCACCAACCCAAGAGTAATAATTAATAAAATTACCATCTGCATCAGATGGGGCACTTGGGCGTTGTTGAAAGTTTTTCATTGGGTCAGATGCTGCACGCTCTTCTGCATCAAGAGCCATTTTTTCTTCACGGGCTGCCTTAAGATAAGCAGTCTTTTCCGCCTGAGTCATCATTGCTCTTTCAGCAGCAGAAAGTTCTGTATAAGGCGTCATTGACAATTCTCTTGCAGCAGCAACAGATGCTGCTTTTACTTCAGCATCTGTTATTTTAGATGTGTCAGTAGAAGTTCCACCAGTGCTACCTTTAACGTTTAAAGGAATAGCATCTTCCATAAAAGTATCTGTAACTACAGGTGTTACCGCAGGAGTAGGGGTAACAACAGTTACAGATATACCAAGAACTTTCTTTTCTGCATCAGATAATGGTTGACCTGACTGAAGTTTTCTTAACGCAACGCTTGCATCAGCCATTAAATGAGTTTCCATTCTTTAAGGATTCCAACACCAACCTGGTTGAATTGGTCTTGAGCGGGCTTTGAATACAACCAATCATCTTGAGATTTAATAATCTTTTCCGCTTCCCATAAAGGAATAGGTGCTGGTTGCTTAGTCTTAGGGTCTACATATTGAAGTAACTTCATAAAGTTTGGTGCACTATAAGACACAGCATCTGGGTCTAAACCATATAGGTTTGCATATGTTTGCTTAATTGCAGATGTTTGTGAAGCAAGGGTACGACCAGCCATAATGCCAGGTGCATAAGCAGCATAAGCACTAGCAGATAGATTACGAATCTCTTGCTCTAGGTCATCCTCTGTAATTCTGCCAGCAAATAAATCCGTAGATTTCTGGTCCCAGAATGATTGGTTTAATAGATTGTTTACACCATAATCGTCAGCATAGGCTTTAAGTGTATTAACCAATCCAAGAGTAGAGCCACCAATTGGACCAAACTTTCCAGAATTAAGAATCCTGATATCTAATTGATTTTCATCTAGCCCTGAATCAAATGCAGTTTCTGTAAAAAGATTAAAAGATTCATTATCTAGGTTAATACCTTTGCCAGTTAAACGCTTACGTTGATTTAAACGATACGCTTCTAGTTGTTGGTCATACTGACCACGGGCTGTTGCTTTTAATCCCTGTCGAGTCTTAGCAGCATCGGTTAGGTTTTGATAATACTTACTTGCAAAGTAATCTAATCTAGCACCAGCATAATCTTTAGCCAGAAACTTTTCATAAATAGGACGTAGTTCTGGAAAGGCAGCAATTAAAGATTCTGTTATACCATATGCCAACGCTGCTGCTGCACCTTCATTGGCTGTATCTTCTACCTTTTGTGGTCTACCTTTAGGATACTTAACATCAAAATCTAATTGCATCCTTGTTTTTGCAGCCCCTGGTGGCATATCATTAATTGCTTTTAATTCATTGTCATATTGCTGTTGAAGGGTAGCCAAGTCTGCCATTTACTTACCATCCATTCCTGATAAAAAAGTAAGAAAGTTAAGACTTTGTGCTCTGTTGTAATCCACAGTATTTTCTACTGGTATTTCTTTACCTAATTCAGCCTGAACTTGTGCCTGTGAAAATGGAACAGTAGTTTTTCTAACTACTTCTTTGCCACCCTCTTTAATTGTTGTTAAAGTTCCCTGTTCAATCTGCTTCATGTAGCGGTCAGTCTTGGTTTTAATAATTTCTGGGTCTACTTCTTTTTGTAGTTCAGTAAAATAAACATCTTTAACAATAGCCTCAATTACATCGCGGTCCATAAGGTTAATGTCACGGACTGGTA